GAGCCGTCGATCGCAACGCTGCTCTCGCCGAGCGGGGACCTCGCCTACATCGATCAAGCGGATACGGACAACATCGTGGATAACGCGGTGACCGACATTCTAACGTCGACGGGGAGTGGTGGACTGCCACACGACAGCGTAGGGCTCGGGCACGGTGGGCACATCATTTCCGCCTACACCGCCGTATGTTCACTGACGGTCGGACCATATGCCTTTGATACCGAAGTGGTGATTACGGCGACTGGAGAGGTTGATCAGGTGTATGGGGGAACGACTAGCTCGGGAGCCTACGCCACGCTCTGGGCCCATTGCGGGATATACGACTCAGTGTCTAACTTGGTCTATTCCAACAACGGCTCTACTGGGACGGTGCAGTGTATCAATGGGACTTTAATCAGCAACCAGATCGCGGCTGAAGCAACATTCACACTTACGATGTCCACAATTGCCTACTACCAGTGGGGTGGCGCTGGCGGTTGGAATGAGTCAACGAGCGTCTGGCTCATCGATGGAATGCTAAAAGCCGAGGTAATTAAGAAGTGAAGACGTGGAGCTTTTATGACCCGGTAACCGGCGAACTCCATGGAACCGTGTTCAGCTCAACCAACGAGCGTTTTCTCGCCTCCAATACACCCTCAGGGTATTTGCCTATTGAGGGACGCCTTGATGCGGCATTGCACCGTGTAGACCCGGTGACCAAGCAGGTCGTCGTGCGAGATGAACCGCTACGCCCTCCGCGCCCATCTGAGGAGCACTCGTGGGACGGACATCGCTGGCGAGCTCCGCCGCCAACCCCAGAGCAGAAAGCACAGATGTCCGTGCGAGTGCAGATCGCGGCGCTTGAGGTCTCCCAGGCGCGCGCGGTGCGTGAGCACCTGCTCGGCGACCCCAAGGCGCTCGAGCGGCTGGCACAGATCGATAACCGCATCGCCGAACTGCGCAAGGAGCTTTCGCAATGATCCGGTACCTGCCACTGTTGTTACTGCTCGCCGGCTGCGCCACGTGTCGTGACCATCCTACGGCCTGCAAAGCAGGCGCGGCCATCGTCGTGGTCGTCACCGTGATCGCAGTGGAACACCACCAGCCGGTCGCCATCCCGATTGCCGGACCTCCGGCGCTGCACGAACCGCCGGTTCTGCCGAGAGGCCCGACATGATCACGCTCAAGGACCAGCGCACTCTAACGCTCGGCGCCACGCAAGCGGTGCTCGACTTCTGGACCGCGCAGGCGAAGGCGGCGACCGACCCGGACATCGCGCAGTTCTGTCACGAGCGGCAGACCGGCGCGCAGCACGCCGTCGACCAGCTCACTGCACTGCTCGCTGCGACCTCGGCCTCCGACCCCGCGGCTCCGCCGCTGCCTCCTCCACCGGCGTAACCAAAGGCGACCAACGTGGTACATCACCCGGACGTGAACGGCAACGGCAAGCTCACCATCAGCTACTGGCTCAAGGTGGCGTCCGTAATACTCGCCGCTTGGGCGACCATGGTTCCCATAGGGATCTCGATGATGGAGCGCACGCTGGACGGGCTCACGACGGCCATCAAGGATGATGGCGTAATAGAGCAGGAGCTTCAGAAGCGGCTCAATATCATCGAGACTAGGCAGAACGAGGTACTGCGTCGCCTGGATAACTTCGACCAAGTCAACCGCGAACAGGATGCGCGCATCAACGAGCTCGAGCGGCAAATGGCTACCGCTGAGGCGATCGCCAATACGAGGCTGCACAGGTGAATCTGTTCCTGACGCGCGAGCAGTACTTGGCCGACTGTACGCTCGGTGTGCTCTCAGCGGGCCCACATAAAATCTTTACTCTCGAGCCTCCTTGGCTCGCCGGCCCAGGACGCGGTGGAGTACATCACTACTCCTGCGTGCCGGTCGGCTCCTACCGCGTACGTCCGTACGCGCGGCCGTCGGGCGAGAAAGTCTGGCTGCTGTCTAACGCCGCACTCGACGTGTTCGAGCTCCCGGCCGACGGTAAGTTGCGCGACGGCGCCCGCTCACTCGTGATGATCCACGCAGCCGTCTACCCGCACGACGTGATCGACGGCATCGGCGTCGGGACCAACCGCATGAAGACCGCGCTCGGCTGGATGCTCGAGAACAGCCGCGACGCGATGAACCGCCTGCGCACCGCCGTGGGCAGCACGCTAGACCTCACGCTCGTCATAGGAGATCACCATGAGCATACTCGCCCCGATCCCGCCATCGCAGCCATCGCAGCCAGCGATAGCCGTTCCTAAGAACCTTGATGGGGCGAAGAAATGACCCGCGGTGAACGCAACAATAACCCCGGCAACGTCCGCCACGTCGTCGGCGTGACGTGGCAGGGACAATGTGCGACGCAGACCGATGACGCCTTCGTACAATTCACCGATGCTGTCTACGGCATCCGTGCTATCTCCCGTATCATGAAATCCTACGAGCGCCAAGGGCTTAACACGATTGCCGAGGCGATCGACCGCTGGGCACCTCCTAATGAGAACAACTCAGAAGCCTATGTGAACGATGTCTGCACTCAGTGCGGAGTGCAACCGGATGACCATGTGGATTTCGCGGCGATCATGCCGCAGCTCGTGAAAGCGATCATCCACCACGAGAACGGTGGAAATATCTACAGCGATGCTCAGATCAACCAAGGGATCGCGCTTGCCTAAGCCGAAGCGTCGTAGGCGTGCGAAGCGTGGGACCGAGGTCGAGGTCCGCGATCTCCCGCTGGCCGCGCGCCTCGTGATCGACGCGCTGATGCTGCGCAGCACTATCCCGACAGCGATCGTGTACGGCGCGGCGTGGCTCGCCGTGTTCGGCTCGATCCTGTGGAACTGCGACCGCCTGCAGTTCCTCGGAGTCCGCAGCCCCGCGGCGGTCGTACGCCAGCAGGTCCAATGGCTCGTCGGGAGCGACGTCGAGTTCTACTACGCCTCGCTGTGCCGGATGCCAGACGGCATCCTGCGCGAGCAGCTGTCCGAGCACTACCAGCGACTGCAGGCTGAGTACAAGTACCTCGCCGGCACCGAGGCGCCGGTCCAGCCCTGCCCACCCAAGTACCAACCCGAGGAGTCCCAGCGATGAGCGTCTTCACCACGATCCTGTCCAAGCTCGGCCCCGTCACCAAGCAGGTACTGGGGACCTACGCGCCCACAGCGCTCAAGATGTTCGGCGGCCCATTCGGCGCCATTGCCGGCACGGCGCTGCAGGCGGTGTTCGGCACCTCCGATCCGGCGCAGCTTGAGACCTCGATGGCCAACATGACGCCCGAGCAGGCGGTGGCGCTGCGCAAGGTCGAGGCCGACCTGCAGGCGAAGATGCGCGAGCTGGGGATCAGCGAGGAGGAGCTGTACCTCAAGGACGTCGCCGACGCGCGCGCCATGGAGGTGGCCACCCGCGACCCGACCGTCGGGCGGCTGGCCTGGATGGTCATCGGCGGGTTCATCCTGCTCTCGTCCGGCGTCGTGGTCGCGTGCTTCGTCTGGCCCGAGCGGGCCAAGGAGCTGCTCACCGGCGAGGCGGGCCTCTTCTTCGGCACCGTGTTCGGGTACCTGATGAACGAGGCGAAGCAAGCCAGTGCCTTCTACTTCGGCTCGAGCCAAGGCAGCAAGGACAAGGACGAGACGCTGGCAACGATCGCCAAACAGCCATGAGAGATTGCCGGACCGAAGTCGCCGGATCGTTTGCCCGAGGCCGGTGGGCTGGCGCACCGTAGCAGTTCGCGGGCGCCCGAGGCATTAAACTAGGAGGAGACCCCAGATGAACATGCACCTGTTACTCCCTTTCGCCTGCATCACCTTGCTCGCCGTCATCGCTGTGCAGGATTACCTCGTACCGGCGCTGCGGCAGAAGTCCATCAGCTCGGGGCTCACCGGCGCGTACGACGGCTACCTGCTCGCCGCATTCGCATTCCTCTCGACCGCGATGGTGATCGCCTTCCGCGACGTGCCCGTGCTCTCGCAGGTGCTGGCCGACGGCGCAGCTGGATTCCTGGTCCTCACCGGCGCGAGCGGGAGGTTCAGCGACGACTTCCCCAACGGCGAGCTGTGGCATACACGTCTCACCGCGGTGACGTTCGTGCTGGCAATCGCGCTCCAGTTCGTCACTAACGGTCACGACCCGAAGCTATGGGTGCTCACCTTCGGCGGCGTGCTGTACGCGCTGACCACGCACTTCCTGGTTCCGGTCGCCTCGGTCACCGAGAAAGTAGGCGTCACCAGCCTGTGTCTATGGCTGATCGCCTGGTCGGTCTAAAGTAGGGCCTATCAGTACCCATCCTGACTGTATTCGTCAGCCGACCACATCGCCTCTGCCGCGTTGAGGGCATCGCAGACCCTCTGTGCCATTCGGCGCTGCGCCTTTGTGAACGTGCCGGTGTAGTCAGTCGTTGCGATAGAAAAGACGTAGGAATGATCTGAGCACACCTCAAGGAATTTCCTGCAGGAGCGGACTCCGACAGCATCATCGCAAATGTGCCACTTAACCTTAGACATGCTCACGCACTATCACCAGCTCTGCCAAATTTTACGTCGCACCACATCCGGTTGAGCGGGATCGTGGGAGTCTCGTCCTTCTCCTCTTCCTGCTGCCTCAGCATGGCGTCCGTGTCCACCGGAACGCCCGCCTGTAGCGCTCCAAGGAAGGCGCTGAGCTTGCTGAGCTGCCGGGCGGCCTTCTGTACCTTCTCGAACTCCGGCCCCTCCTTGAAGCTGATAAGCACCGCGCCGACAGCCCCTTTGAACTGGTCCTGTTCATCGGTGAACATCCAGTGATTGTGAGCTGCCCTGAAGGCGACGCCCAACCGTTCCTCTGCGGTCGTTAGCTTGGCGAACTTGTCTCGGCACTCAGCCTCGATCAGGCACGCAGCCAATTCAACTTGTGATCTCACTTGCCATGCTCCGCTGTGGATGATGGGAGGCTCTTGAGGTACTCGCGCGCCAAGTCCAAGCGATGCCATTGTTGGCACTGGAAACTGCAATAACCCGGATAGTACTTCTCGTAGTTATTGGTCTCGATGCTCCCACGCGGGATCTTGCGGCAACGTTTGCATCGTGGGCGTAGGTCGAGCTTCATGGAATCCTCACGATGCAGGGGCCTGAATGGAATTGGAGCACGCAGTCGGCAACGTAACAGGGCTTCCCCACTGCTCCGCCATCGCGTCCGCGATCCCTTTTAGCGTCCGGCTGCGCTCTTTCCAACGCTCCGGGCCGGGGCTCGCATGATGTACTCGCGGCTTCCGTCCCTCCACGATCTTTGTCGGCACTAACTTTGGCAGGTTCTTGAGCCATAGACAGGTCGCCTTTGTTTCTCCGTGACCGAACTGCCACGGTTGGATGATCTGGGTGGGTTTTCCGAGATTTGACCGCGTGCTGAGAATACTGACCGGGTTTTCGATGGCTATCCGAAAAACGCCCGCGCCCCACAGCTCCTCGACAAAAGCGATAGCGGCGGCTTGCTCCTTGCGCTTCCCCTTAAACCAGCGCGCTCCTGACACCGCCAAATGGGTGCAGGGTGGATGAGCAATCAGCAGGTCAGGCTCCCATCCGTCTCCGAGTGACCGCCCCGCCGTAGCGAGTGCGCTGCGGATGTCCATCTGAAGGTGAGGCCCTGGTCGTTCGCTTGGAAGCAAGTCGCACGAAATAGCCGAGTGACCGCGCGCTCTAAAGGCGTCTCGCACGATCCCGGAGAACTCGCAAGCGACCAGCACGCGCACTTTAACGATGCTCCGCTTTCGTCTCGACACCGACGCCACGCTCACGATTTGCACAGGCAGTGCAGATCGCTTTGCCGTCTTTTGACGCGTAAATCGAATGTAGTCCAGGTTGACCGCACGCAGGACAGATAAAGGCGTACGGAGGCAAAGTCTCGTCCCGTGGTGCGGCTTCGAGAGCGGCTTGGGCCGCCTCTATTGCGCTCCACTCCTCTGTGGATCGTGGCCCGGTAACTAAAGCCAGCCAGTTCTTCAGTGCGGCCCGCGCCATATCTCGTTCTACAGTGCGCTCTTTGAGCCGCATCACCATGCCGTCGAAACCGGACCGCAGTCGTTCGATGTCCGCATCGTCTAGAGCAGCATTCTCGTCCCGTGGTGCGGCTTGGCGTCTGGCTATCAGCTCATTGAGTGCTGCCGCCCAATGCCAGTGATATGAGCCGTCCCAAACGCCCTCGAACCTGATCGCCTGCTCGCGCATTTCCAACAGGCGACCGATGCTCACCTCTACGACTTCCCCGCGCAGGGCCTTGTCTCGGTTGGTCTCAGTCTGCACCACCGGATTTGAGGGAACCACGTCTGCGCTCATGCGATTCTCTGCTGACGTTGCGCCTGGTCGATGCGCTCGCATGCCAGGTCGAAGTACTCGGGGTCGATCTCGATGCCGATGAAGGGCCGGCCCAGGTCAGCGGCGGCTACGCCGGCGGTCCCTGAGCCCATGAACGGGTCGCAGACCACATCACTCGCATCGCTGTGCCGCTCCATGAGCCAGCGGACATGCTTCAGGCACCTGGGCATCGGATGAGCCTGCTTGGCTACCGACTCAGCAGCCTGCCGGCTCGAGCGATTGCGTCCGTGCCGTTTGATGAAGTCGGACTCGGACGCCTCCCTGCGTGTGCTCGCGACCATCGCCGGCAGGACACGCCGACCAGGTGCCGACTTTGGGGGTTTGCCGTAGACGTAGGCCACATCGGCCTCGACCAGCACCCTGCCGTTGTAGCTTGGGGGAACGTACCGCAACCAGCACGCATGGATGAACGGCATGAGCGCGGCGACGGGGGCACAGAAGCAAGGGTCTGTGTAACATCCCAGCTGGATCGCCGCGCACCGAGCTTTAGCGATAGCCGGGGCGCATGCCGCGAACAACCCGCGGGGATCATCTGCGCCCGCGATGCCTTTCGCCTGGTCCCAGGGAGGATCAGTCACGATGACATCGACCTCGATGTCCGCCAGGATCTCCCTTGCGTCACCTCGGTACAGGGTCGCGTTGCCGATCACGGTTTTCACCAGACGTGCTGTTCCGATGTGTGGTGAGCATTGCTCATTGCTTTTTCCCCAAACGCTGTTCAAGAGAGTCCAGCCACTCGGTAATCTCGGTGATCAGCTCGCGCGCCGTGACGATGTAGCGATCATTCGCCTTGCAGGCGACGCCTACAGCAGTCGGCGTGTGCCGGCGCAGAGCGCTGCGGAACGTCGTAGCGGTCCTGACGAAATCGGCCCATGCCTCATCCCGAACCCACAAGTCCTGCAGGACCGTGGACGGCGCCTTCGGCTGCTCAAGGATCTTGTCGAATCGTTTGTCGCTGATACTGGCGAGGCGACGAGCAGCGATAGCCGAGTTGTGCGACAGGCCTACGTCAGTAAGCGCACGGATCGCCCCTGGCTGTCGGCCGCCTTTGTCGTTCTTCAGCGGTTTCAGTTCGCCTGCCAGCTCACCCATGCGACGGAAGGCATGGAGCTTCAGCATCTTCGCCTTGCGCAGCGTCTCGTCGCTCCGGTAGATCTTGGCCCATGCCGCCAGCGCGTCTGCCTTGTCATCCCAGTACTTCGCGTCGTTCAGGTCGATACATGCCTGTAGGGACTTGACGGCGGTCTCGTATTCCACCGGAACCAGTGGCGTGCGCCCACGGGTGATCTGCCGAGCAACTTCACGAGTAAGAACTGCGTTCATTGTTTCACCTGAGATAAGACTTGTTCACTCGATAGGAACCGACTCTCTGCTCATGCCGCGTGCTCCTCGGGCAATACCAGCTCATCGCACACGGTCTCGTACACGTCCTGCTCGACGGTTTTTGTTCCGACCTTGACGCGACGGCATACCGAGGACGAAAAGCTGAACCAGATGCTCACGGGGCAGTCGGGAGCCGTGAAGAACGAGCACCAGGAGCTGTCGCCTTTCTTTGGCGGCGAGCTGTCGTACTTGAATCCTCTTGTCCGTAACGCCCGGACGCCTTCCGCCAACTTGTGAGAGTCTCCGCTGAAAGCGATGTCCAAGGTGCTGGGGAAATGGATGTCCGCTCCCAGCTTCTGGAAAGTGACCACGATGGGCGCGAGGCGCGCTTTGTGGAGATTCCAAAGCTCGCGGCGTTCGTTGACGCTGAGAGCTTCCTTGTCCAGCAGGTTGTCGATCAACAGGGTGGTGTTCATTGTTTCACCTGGGGTAAGACTTGCTGTTCAGTGGTAACGTTATCTCCGCTCATACGCGCTCCATCAGATTCTGCTCGTGCTTCAAACCGCTCGCGATCTTCCTGTCCGTATCGCCGTTCTCGAATGCCTGGCGCTGCTCCTTGGTCCAGCGCGGCAGCGTCGGCACGACAGTGCCAATCGCCTCGAGTTCGAGCTCGATCATGCGCAGCCGCTCGCCGACCTCGGAGCGGAAAGCAGGAGCTGAGTTCGCAAGCTGAAATACCGCCGTCGCCATCGACTGGATCTCTGCCACTGCTGCCGCCAGCTCGTTGCGCATTGTCTCTTGCTGGTAGCCAATCGTCAGTACCTTCTCGGCTACCTTGCTGAGCAGCGCGTAGTGACGACGGAGCTGGCGGGCGCTTACGGGCGGTTCTTTCTTGGCGGTCATGTAACACCTCGCGGGAACTTCTCGAGAAACGCTATCGCCTTTGATCGCGCTTTGTCCCACGCCTCACTTGACGAAGCATACTGACCGCGGGCTAGTGTGTAATCCGCATCTGACTTGTCATGGCCGAAAGTCAAATACGTCTCGACACTCAACTCAAATCGCTCATCCGGGAACGTATCGTGCTTGATTGAATGGTGTACAAATCGTTCCGCCCTGTGAGCGTAACCGCCCTCGCCAGCTGGTAGCCGGTCAATACGGGTGTAATAGACCGAGTTGTACCCATCGCCTGAAACGTCATGTTGACGATACAGAGGAAAGCTGACTTCCATCTCGACGATCTTTGGCACACAGACATTAACGGCCACTTTCATGCGACCTCCAATGCATCAACGTGTTCGATTCCTCGCCTATAGACTCTCATCGTCATCGCCATATTGCAGGATCTCGTTGACGGTGATGGCGTTCAATATCTGATCACTCCATCCTCAATAAGCGCTGCAATCGTTCTCAGTACGCCTTTGGCGAAATCGAGTTGCGTCTGAATGTCCTTGCTCGAGTCCACGGCTGCGTGACAGCTGGAACAGCACCAAGCTCCCAGCAAATCTGGCGACTTCATGCCCATGCCGCTGATGCCGGCGATCCTGAAGTGTGCCAAAACGACAGTTTCTGGATTGTGATTACACACGCCGGCGAGACGCACTTGACACGTCTGGCCCTTGGCGAGCTTGCGTAGGTCGCGGTTCATGCGGCTTCCTGGCCATAATGCTCGTCGCAGTAGCGCGAGACTTCCGCTTCCAGTTCGTCAATTCCCATGTCGTGCAGGATATGTGCGCAGACGTTCATCATTGAGGAAATTATTCGTCCAAATTCCACATCATCTGGAATCGAATCGTAGGACAGAGATCCAGCTTCTTCACGCATGACGCCATCGAGATCTGGGTAACTCGTCGTATAACCAGCGGCCAAGGCCACCGCCTTCCTGAAAGTCGTGAAGTCCGTATAACGGTCCTGGTTATCGAAAGTCAGTTGCAGCAATGCCATGGCCAAGCAATGATGCCGATAGCTGCGTGGTCTCACGACGTCAGCTCGGTACACCTCGCCGACCTTGTACTTGCGCATGACTTCCTGAGACGGTTCGTCTGCAGGCGCGAAGCCGGAAAGCGTGCGCTTAAGGAATAGCCGCGCCATGACGCTCGTCCGGGGGCAACAAAGCGAGGAACTCTCGGAACTTGCCCTTGGTGATGATCTTGCGCTTCGCGAGTGCGTCGAATACGGCCGAGTAGACTTCGGAGAAGGCGTTGAGGTACGCCTCGGCGTAGTCTCTCAGCGCCTTCGCCTGCTCGTACTCGTCCTTGTACTTGTCCTCGACGTTTTCGAGGATTCCCTTGATGGCCTCGACGTGCTTGTCGATCTCCTCGGGCGGAATGTTAGAGGTATCTGGCCGTGGACCGTGGTCGACTGGCGTCACGTCGATAATGCGCTGGGCCTCGTCCTCGTCATAGACGCCGACGAATCCGAAAGCGAGGCGCGCACACTGAATCATTGCCTTGTGGCGAAGCATACGGCGCGGGTGTGTCTGCCACGGACCCTGAATGTCATTGCCGTTGCGGTCCTTCGGCTGACGGTAGACCTCGTCGAAGTACTCTTTCACGCAAATCGGGTGCTGGCGGTCCTTGCGGTGGATGCGGCACTCGATCCAGCTCGGGATGCTCTTGCCGTTCAGTTCGCCTTCAACGAAGTCCATGCCGTCGAACTGAGGACTCGAGTTGATGATACGAGACCAGCCGTCGACGCCCACCACTGGGACAATGCCGCCACCCTTGTCCGGGAATGCGTAGATCTCCTTCGTCCAAGGGTTGAGCTCATACTGGTCGGCGACGACACAGAGCGCCATTAGCTGTTCGACGCTCGCATCGCCTTTGAAAGCCGTGGCCTTCAAGGTATGAAGCATTTTGTCCGGGTCCACGCCGAAGCGGGTGGCCATGCGGACGATGACGGAATTGGACGGTGCGGCCTTCACAACGGCATTCATGGGCTACCTCGGTCTCGGGCCAAACTTGCGCACCAGGCTCCGCGCGTTCGGGTTCGGCATGTAGGTGTAGAAGACTTGACGCATGCGCCGCCGAATCCGACGGTTGCGCCACTCGCGGAACTTGCGTAGCAAGAAGTTCACTTCTCGATCCTCAGCCGTGTCTTGAGATCGAGAATCTCAGCGCGTGCGCGGCGCAGCTTCTCCTCGAGAATGGTAATCTCAGCTTTCAGCAGCGAGACTTCGCGATCGCGCGCTGAATAGGCAGCTTTCGCGGTCTCGGCGTGACTACGCGCGGTTTCGAGAATCAGGTCTTTGAGTTCGTTCATGGCTCCCTCAGTCGGTTGACACACGACACTTGAACGTGGTGCTCTGGCGATCAACTCTCGCGCCGAAAGCGCAATTTCCAGAGTCGCACCGAATGGCAATGTCGCCGTCCGAGAAGTCCAGCGGCGCAAACCCTCGGTAGGTGCGAGAGTAGTAGTCCGTAGGATCGAAGCTGGACGTGATCACGAAGTCCTCGCGGCCGGCGATCTCCTTGTACCGCTTGCCGATCGCCTCGGAGAGCTCGGTCGCGTTTGGCTGAAAGGCCCAGCCATACAAGGCAGCGCGATCGATGGGTGTGAGGTTACTTGCCATTGCGCTTTCCTCCGTTCTTACCATGACGAACGCCAGCGACGTAAGCCGCGATCACCTTGCGCTGAATGTTGTCCGGGTCCAGCGTCCAGTACCAGGAACCGAAGGCGCGCAAGCCGTAGAGGCGAGCGGCTTGTGTTGGCGTGGGTTTCTTCATGGATCGGACCTTAGCATAGCTTGACATTCACTGTCAACGCGGCCTATCATCAGACCATGCCGAAGAAGATGAAACACGGGACGCGTAGCACCTATACGAACTACAAGTGTCGGTGTCCTGCGTGCAAGAAGGCGAACAGAGACTATCAGCGACCGTACATGCGGTCGGTCTACAGGGTCAGGAAAGGTCTAGCTCAGGCTGGACAGTAATGAATTCGCCAGTCCATAACAGGCCCTTCTGCGGTGAGACCAAAAGAGGTGCTGTCTGTTGCAGCTTTCTAGAGGCTGCCTGGCGATCTGTTTGGAGTCTCCCCCTCCGAGTCTCGGGAGCTTAACCGGCCCGGAGGGGGAGGGAGGTTGCGCGCAGTGGCCTACAGAGGTGTACGCGACTTGGGCAAAGAGCATAACAGAAACGACGTGTCAATGCCTGAACGCGACGTTAACGGTTATTTATCATTCCTAGAGCACAAGGCTCAGCTAGGGGATGACCACGGATTTACGCCAAAGGAGCTCCCGCCGTTTCTTTTTGATTTCCAAGCGGAACTCGTTACCTGGGCACTCCGAAAGGGCCGGGCGGCGATCTTCGCTGACTGCGGACTCGGTAAGACTCCGATGCAGCTGGCGTGGGCGGATCAGGTACATCGGCGCACCAAAAAGCCGGTTCTGATTCTCACACCGCTGGCCGTGTCATTTCAGACTGTAGCTGAGGCTGAGAAATTCGGCATCGACGCTCAACGATCGATATCCGGGGAGATAACCACGCCAGTCGTCGTCTGCAACTATCAGCGGTTGCAGCATTTCAATCCACAGGACTTCGCCGGGGTGGTCTGTGATGAGTCAAGCATCCTCAAGTCCTTTGAGGGTGCGACACGCGATGCGATTACGGTCTTCATGCGCAAAGTTCCGTACCGGCTGCTATGCACGGCGACCGCCGCCCCGAACGATTACATCGAACTCGGCACCTCGAGCGAAGCCTTAGGCTATCTTGGCTATACAGACATGCTCGGTCGATTCTTCAAGAACGATCAGAACACGGTGAAGCCTGTCGTTTATCGGCATCGTGGGCAGAACTTCTCGAAGCTGGACGACGCCGCGAAGTGGCGATTCAAAGGTCACGCGGAGCTACCTTTCTGGCGATGGGTCTGTTCGTGGGCGCGCGCGATGCGCAAACCTTCGGATCTCGGCTTTAGCGACGAACGATTCACATTACCGCCGTTGATTGAACGTGACCACTTGGTTGAGGTCGCTTCACTTCCGAGCGGGATGCTCTTTGCGCTCCCGGCCGTAGGACTCGCAGAACAACGCGACGAGCGACGCCGGTCGATCCGTGAACGCTGCGAAAAGGTGGCTGAACTCGTGAATGGCAACGACCAAGCGCTTGTGTGGTGCCATCTGAATCAAGAGGGCGACCTCTTGGAGCAAATCATTCCTGATGCAGTGCAGGTGAGTGGGAGTGATAGCGAGGAAACCAAAGAAGCAGCACTAATCGCCTTCGCTCGAGGCGAGCAGCGGGTGCTGATTACTAAACCGAAGATCGGTGCCTATGGCCTCAACCTGCAGAACTGTCACCATGTGACGTTTTTCCCTTCGCATTCCTACGAGCAGTATTACCAAGGCGTGCGACGTTGCTGGCGCTTCGGACAGAAGCATGCGGTCACGGTTGATGTAGTCACGACCGAAGGTGAAAAGAGCGTGTTGCAGAACTTGCAGCGTAAGGCTACTGCTGCCGATCGCATGTTCTCGAACCTCGTCACGGAAATGCATCGAGCAGAGAACGTCAGTCGTTTAACCTCCTATCCTCAGCGAGAAAAGGTACCCGCATGGCTGTGATAGACCAGAAAATCACCGAGAACTACGCTCTCTACAACGGCGACTGCATTGAAGTGATGCAGACGCTGCCAGCCTCGAGCGTACATCTATCGGTCTATTCTCCGCCGTTCGGTGGCCTCTATCACTACTCGAGTAATGAGCGCGACCTTTCAAACGCGACGGATTACGAGGAGTTCTTCGCGCATTACGCTTTCTGCGTGCGGGAGATTTTCAGGCTCACACATCCAGGGCGTATGACCACCGTCCATTGCATGGATGTTCCCTCCGGGAATAGTGGCACGGACTATTTGATCGACTTCCCCGGCGACATCATTCGCCTGCACGAAAAGGAAGGCTTTCGCTACGTCGCGCGCTACGCGGTATGGAAAGAACCGTTGGGCGTGCGCAATCGGACGATGGCTAAGAACCTCGCGCACAAGACCATCGTGGACGATTCTTCACGCTGCACGGTGGCTTCGGCCGATTGGCTCTTGGTGTTTCGCCGCAAGGGAGACAACAAGATCCCGATCGCGCATCCGCAGGGATTGCTCGAGTACGCCGGTGAGAGGCAAATGCCACCTGAGCTCTTGCCGTACCGTGGCTGGACTGGGAACCAGATAGAGAATCGCTATTCGCATTGGATATGGAGGCAGTACGCTTCGGCGTTTTGGGATGACGTGCGTATTGATCGCGTTCTGCCATTCAAGCAAGGCAAGGATGAGGATGACGAAAAGCACGTCCACCCGTTGCAGCTAGACGTCATCGACCGGATTCTCACTCTGTGGTCGAACGAAGGTGAGGTAGTTCTATCTCCATTCGCTGGGGTCGGTTCTGAAGTCTATGGGGCTGTATGCCAGGGCCGCCGCGGGATAGGGATCGAGTTAAAAGCCTCGTACTACCGTCAGGCGGTGAAGAATTTAGGTGTGGCTAAGCCTGGTATGGTTCACAGCGATCAGGCCGAACTCTTCGAGCGAACTGCATGAGCATCGAGAGCGAACTCAAGAGCAGGATCGAAAAGGCACGAGCGCGCTACGGAGATTTCGCAAGCACTCACGAAGCTTTGGGCGTCGCTCTGGAGGAATGGGAAGAACTCAAGGACGCCGTGAGGGCTAACGCACCGAGTTCGGTGTACGAAGAGTGCCTGGACTTGGCTGCGGTACTAATCCGGCTCGCGGAATCCTTGGACAACGAGGCCGTGCGACTTCGGAGCGTGAAGTGATTCAGAAACGCGAAAGCCCCTTTCGGGGCCTTGCGTACCTCCGGGCGGAGGATTATGGTGCTGCTTGCTTGGACAGCGGTCATCATCATACGCAAGTCCGCGTATTGCTGCAAACCCCGCTAGTTCGAACCGGCAAGGCGCTCGTTAGTCATGGGGTAGAAGCATGCCCGCACGCCAGAAAAGTGCTATTCCGGGCGCTGCTGACCCAATTGCATCCCGGTCGTAGTGGAACCCTGTGTAGCAGGGCCCCGAACAGGGGAGGGAGCCTTAGTAGCCGTCGGTGGCAACCACGGGGAAAGGGGTTGAGGTATGTCTGCTGAGGTCCCTTACGATCCCGAACCGAAGAAGATCGTTTCTCGCAAGCGCATGCTTGAGATTCTCGAGCAGCACAGCAAGAGGATTCAGATGAATCTAGATCAGGAGATATGGCTTGCCAAGCGACTCCGGGTTCAAGGTGTCGCAGACGTCTTCTCCGGGGACACTACAAGGGAAGTGAGACGCGAACGTGTGCGCTCTGCGATTGCGGCAAAGAAGCTGGCTGAGCGTGTCTGTGGTAAACGCCAAGGTAAGGACTGCACATTCGCCGAGGTCTTCATTCTGGTATACGGTATGGCACTGTGAGATACGCTGAGCGCCGCGATCTCAACCAGAACGAGCTCTGGGTGCTCGCCGAACAGCTCGGTGTGTGGCTCACCTGGATCGGTAAGCCAGTGGACTGTATTGCCTGTTTTCGCGGCAAGCTGACGTTCGTCGAGATCAAGGGGCTGAAGGGCAAGTACACGCCGTCGCAAGAGGAATTCCTGAGCGAATGCCAGGCCAACAACGCGCCTCTGGTGACGTGGCGGACTCAGCAGGACGTACTGGACTTTGTTGGTGCGAAGTGAAGTTCTCACCTCACCAACGGATCTACTTCAAAAGTCTTACCTCGGACCATGTTTACCGGGGCTTCGTCTTGCGCGTACTCAAGGACGGCTTCTACCTGATCGACGATGGCACCAGCAGGCCGCCTCGAGTCGTGCATGGGAACAGGCTGGGTACTCCGGAGATCAAGACGAGTGGGGTGTTTGCGTGATCAGGGTCAAGTCAGTCAAGGTTCCTGAAACTACGGCACTAAAGCAGGCTAAGACTACGGTTCTTTCGTACGCCCGTCAGTTTGCTGTTTCTTGCG